ACTTTGAGCTAAAAAGGTTATTAAGTCCCATTCGGGTAATTCAGATGTTAGTGTTGATTTATTATTTGCGTAATAAATGCCGCTTGGTGTTGTGGTTGGCGTGACATCTGCTTGCAGCCCTTCTTTTTGAGCCAACATTGTCACAATTTCAGACGCGGTTAAGTTTGGATATTTTTGTGTTGTTTTATTATCAATGAATTTCGCAGTTAAATCACGCCCCGTTAGCATTATTTTATTTTCTCTATATCTTACTTCTACTGAATCGACTTGACCCATTAACATACTTTCTAAATTTGTTGTGTTAAATTTTTCAATGTTATCAGGATATCCGATAAAGATTTCTGCCATCATCGCAGGTTGAGAAGAAAAATAGTCTAAAGATAATTCTTTTTTTTGTCCTCGAATCGGAAGCTCAATAGAAAATGTATCTGCTAAATAATAAGTATTTGAATTAATATAAATTTGAATAAATTCTGCTTGAATTCCATTTATTGTAACAATTGCTCTAGGTCGTTGAGATTCAGATGTTTTTGATATTTTATTTTCATACGACATAAATACCACCGCTAGGCGTTGTTGGTTTTGGCGGAATAATTAAACTAATTAATGTTGTGATATTGGGATTAATTAACCCGTTTTCATCTAATAATGTATCTTGATTTATGTTTGCTATTTCTGTCCAAAGGGTTGCGTCACCATAATATTTTGAAGCTAATGCAAAAAGGTTTCCGCTATTTTGTGAAACAGAAAATCCGGGCTGACCATCCAGCTGAAGATTTAAGTTTTGCTGCATGACATTTAATAAATCTTGCAACAAATAAAGCTGTGACAGTTGTAATTCTTTAGCCGCATTTTCAGGAAAATTATTTTGCACAATGGTCATAATGAATTTATCGCACCTTGCACCGCGTTTCCTGCGTTTGTAATTGCTGATGTTAAAGCGGTAATTTGTCCCACAGTTAAAGAGTTTAAATCACCCGCTGCATCTAATGCCGCGCCTAAAATGGCCATCTGCGCAGTGACGCTTCCGTTATTTATTAAGGTTGCAATATCCAAAGCTTCTGTAAAAGCCGTTTGCATTGCATCTGATATAGAAATCGGTATCGCAACCGTGACAGGTAGCGTTTTATCTTTGATAACTTCAAGCGTAAGTTCGTAATAGGTTTGGTATGCTTGTTTTAAATTCCATGTAAATGATTTTACAATTACGCGATAAGAAAAAAATGAATAAGTGAAATCTACTTCTTCACCGGTTCTTCTTAAATTCTCTAAATATCGCACGCGAACTAACGCTAATATTCCACGAAATAATCCGCTAAATTTAATATCTGCATCATCAGGGCCTAATGCCTGATCAACTCGCTTCCCACCAATTAATTGATTGCGTGCGATAACTTGATCGCCGCCGCCGTTAACTGATTCCGGCACTTCCGCACCATTAAATAATAATTCACCTAATCGCATCAACATTTTATTGGCCCATCTGATTATTCATGTTAGATGGAAGACTCATTCCTGGGTTTTGAAAAGAGCCATGCGCAGGTTGCTGCATAGCTTGCCTAGCCTGTACTTTTGTAACGGCAGTAGCCACTTGATGAGAATCTAAGAACAAATGCGAATGAACAACCGTATCACCAGAATTTTTATTTACTGAATGGATGTTAGCGAAGCCTGGAATAGCATCTAATTTATCGCTAAGCATATTTGCGCCGACTTTCGCAACTGTTCCAACGGTAACATCTGGATGTTGAGAATGAAAAGTCGACCATATATTGATAATATTTTTTATGGCATCCGCAATTTGTTTAAATTCTTTATTTAAAATAACAATACCTGCACTGACCATTCCAATCGGTGAAGTCAATGCCATTAATGCTGCAAATGCGATATATAGCGCACCACCTGCGCCCATTAACCCTGCAACTGATAATATTTTTAAGGCCATATTTTTAACGTCTTGTTGATGTCCCTGCATCCAGGCAATCATTGGTTTTAATTCATTATTGATCATGTTCAGCCCCTTTGAGGTGGCTGGCAAAAGGGTTATCCCTAATTCAATCATGGCATTTTGAAAATTTGTCATTGCTGAGGTGAATTGTTGGGAAACTGATTCATTAACATATTTATCCTGAATCACGCCCATTGACGCAAGTTGAGAGAAATCATCATTCATTTGCGCAAGCTGATCTATGGACTGATCGCTTGAAAAAAGCCCTGCGACTTTTCCGCCTTGCGTTCCAAAGGCGTGTTGATAATCTTTCATAAATCTTTCGCGTCCGTGCTTCGGATCTTCTTTAATAAATCTTGCAGCCGTTGCCGCTAATGCTTTTACCCATTCCTGAGAATCAAATTTTCCGTTTTCCATAAAAATGGAATGACCGCTTTTATCAATGAAGCCCATGTCATTCAAGGCTTCGCCGCTCTTTCCCTTCATTAACCCAGATCCAAAAATTCCAGGAATTGTTCTTGTCATAGCGGCAAGTAAATTGGTACCGCCTCGGCTACCCGATAATCCTAATCTGCTTAAAAGAGCAACCAACATCAAGCTGTCTTTGTCACCCACGCCCATAGCACTTTTACCCATGGGTTGAAAGTAAGATAACGCGCTTCTTAATTCGCCTATACCACCAGGCATCATTAAGGATGTCTTGGTGATCATGTCAAAATATGGCTCAACATCTTTCGGAGAATATTTTTGCGCTAAGTGCATCATTTTGACTGCATCGGTAGCGCTCGACATCGGATCAGTACCCTTTAAAAGGGCTTGAACATCTGCAAATTTTGCAATAACCGGCATTAAATTTGTTAATTGCGTTGCATTAAATGAGTTTGATGTCGCCACTTGCTTTGCAATCTGCGCAACGGTTATCGCGCTAAATTGCGTTGGCGTTGAGGCTTTTTCAATAGCAAGCCGCATGTTATTCATTTCAGCCGTTGTGCCGTGAGTGGCGATTTGAATACCAATCATTTGTTTTTGTAATTCAGCCGCTTTTGAAATAGCATAAATAAACGGTGCAGCGAGTGCAAAGCCACCCGTCATTAAGCTTGCGCCCGTAGACATCAAGCTTTTAATTTGCGTTAATTTTGAATGAAATTTATCTGCAAGATTATTTAGTTTTACAAAATCTTTAGATACAGATGCCAGCCCCGCCGATATTTCATTGACTAATTTTAATTTGACGGCGACGGTATAATCTTGCACTTATTTTCCTATCTTTAAATTATAGCCAAGGCTTTTATGTATATTTTGCATTCCACTGCTTCCTTTAAAATAACCTTCAATAATTGCCACGCCCAATGTTTTCTTTATAAATTCTTTATTCCTATAAACCGTAGGGCCAATCACGGGGCGCATAGGAATTTTTGAAGTTCCAAATTCGTGATAAACCATCAGCGGATCTTTAGATCCAAAAATTAAAACATTACTTTCGATAGAATGTGTTATTGATTCTCTAAGCTCACCCGTTCTTAATAGTGGATTATCGGGCGGCGCATACCCTAATTTTTCTTTTTCCAAAATAGTGCTCTCTGCAAGAGGGGCCCATGCAGGGAAAGGCCCAATACCTTTTTGATAATGAGAAATTGATTCTTTTGCTTCTTTTTCTAGTGTCCACCCAACAACATCTAAACCCACAACGAGAGCCTCTAAACCAAAAGCAATATTTTTTAAAAATTTATCAGCGATTTCCAATGGCGTTAATATTTCTTTCATTTATTCCGGAAATCCCATCATATCAAAATTAAATTGTTTATCTGGTTTTAAAGAATTATTTGAAATAATAATACAGTAAGCATCTATTTCAATCGGAGATAGTTTAAACGCAACATCAAAAGGAATATTTTTTTCGACTAAGAACAACGCCTTTTGTAAAAGGTCGTTGTTTACTATTTTTTTAATTCTTCTTTCATTTCCTCCTGTGATTTTCCGCCATCAATAACACCAGATTCAACTAAATATTTTCCGACTTCTTCTATTCCGTCCATGCCGAGCCTTTTTAATCCGGCTCGAATTTCAGAAGATGTTTGAGGTTTTTTGAATGGCTCACCACCAATTGATTTGATGTACATTAAAGGTGCGGCCATCGCAACGCATGACATTACCTCACAATCTTTCCCTAATGCTTTATTAAAATCGTAGCGATCTAACACATCAGGCAATTCTAATTCTATTTTTCTTCCTTTTGAGTCCGTAAATTCTAATGACTGATTTTTATTAATAATTTTTTCAGAAGGGGTTTGTGATGGGGTAAGCATCTTAACTTGTGGCGCATCTGCTGACATATTTTTTCCTCAAAGATTAAAGTAATTTTTGTCGACGTGAACAATACCCAGAAAGATTTTGCGTTACGTAATCATTTCCCTTGTAGGTACCCGCATCATCTAATTTTAACTGGACATTACTATAAACAAATTGAGATACACTGCTTCCAGACTCATTAATGGTTTCATATATAGTTCCGCCTAATATATCAATCCCATTAAAATATTCTGATTCTAGAACAGCCCAAAAATCATCAATAGCCGCACTTGTTCTTGCGACTGCCAGATCAATTTGCCAGCCTTCATGAAAAACTAAAGGATTAATGATCCCGGTTAATCCTAAATATTTTTCAAGCCTTGCAAGCGGTTTTGAATTAAAGCTTGTAATAAAATTGGCCGGAAGCGTTAACTGTCCGTTTGGCGTATTAATTTGAAAGCTCACGTCTCTACCGACGGTTTGACCACCGATTGGCATAAAATAACTCCTAAAAAATTAAATAAAATTGAATTTAAACGGGGGTAACGGACTGAAGGGAAACTTGACCGTTTTGCAAATTAACTAAGAACACGCGGATGACTGCATAATCAACGACTTGAATATCTGCGATCATGTAACCTTCTTGCACACTTAGACTTGAATTGTTTGTTGCGTCTAACGTAATTTTAAAAGCTTTGGTTGCATCATTCGGGAAATTCACATCTCCAATCATTCCCGCATTAAAAAGATTCATAAAGAATCCCATTAATGTGGCATAGGCAGATTGACGAACGGTGGGATTTTGTAATTGACCCACATAAATACCGACTGCATTAGCAATGCTGTAAGCCATATAGTTAGTTAAACGTGTGTAACTTTCCATGCGAGTTAAAACAGCAGGAGAAACGTTTTGGCCGGATTGCAACGCAAAATAATCACCGCCTGGGGATGGGTTATAAATTAAATCAAGACCTGCATTACAAAGAGCCACGATATCAGCATTGGTATAACCTGGGCCGGACATGGTGCCTTCTGTTCCGTCAATTCCAACAATTTGCTGATTTAAGCCGGACATGTTTGCGGCCAAGTTAGATAATCGACCCAACACAAAACCCTGCGGGGAAATCATGCGGGTTACACCGTTGAAGGTGTCAAAAATATAACACCAATCACCGACTAAATATTTAGTATCATAACCAATGAGTCCAGCACCTTCTTTTGCAGTTTTAGCTTCTGCAATGGTTTGACCTGCGGGTCCAACTAGAATCATGTAGATTCCTTCGCTTAATCCAAACGCTTCTTGAATGGAGTAAGAATCAGGATCGGTTAAATCAATCAGTGCTGCCATTGAAACACCTTGGCCACGTAGCGCATACATGCCTGTTCTTGGCGAGACATCAACACCTAGCATATCAGCCGTGCTTATGTGTTGATCTCCATCTGTACCGCCTGCTAGCGTATAAGTATCGTCTTCTGGCGCATCTGCGGAGCCTATAACAAGGGTTCCTTGTCCGCCGCCCGTACTGCCGCCCCCAGTTAATAAAAATCCTGAGGAAAGGTTGTAATCTTCGCCGCCATCGGTAACTTGAACAGAGAGCAGGCCCCACAATGATGTGAATGTGGCACCTGTTCCTGATCCAGTCGTTGATCCTTGAGCAACAGGACTTGAGGGTAAAGTTGTATAAGCACCAACCGTGTTAGGGGTTACGGTATTAACGCCCCAAACCGCCGTGTTGAATGTAGCACCTGTTCCCACGCCAGTTGTTGAGGCTTGGGTAAATGACGCAGTGTTCGCCGTGTATGAGCCCGCATTATCAATGCTGACGGCTGTAATTACACCAGCCGAAACAGCATCCACATTTAAGATAACAGCCGTTCCAAAAGTGCCACCAGCTAAAACGATCTTGTCATTAACTAAATAATTTGTTCCGCCCGCATTAACTGCTAAGCTCACAAGCTTGGTAGTAGCAACCGTCACTTTTGCATTTATAGTATGCACGCCACCCGTGTAAGTAATCACTTCAGTGGGAATATAGCCAGTACCCGCAGCAGCAGGAACCGCGCCAATCAATTTCATGGTTAGCCCAAATGTAGCACCTGTACCGTTTCCGGTTGTTGAAGCGGTGGGCATCGTTGCGTAAGATCCCGCATTGCCAACCGTCACACTGCTTACAAAATTAGCTGTGGTGGCAGTCACATATTGAGATGGGCCGCGCTGTCCGGTTTGACCAAGATTTATCGCATTAGCAATGTTTTGCCAAAGTGCGGCACCTGTGCCAGGAATATTATTAAAAAATTCAGCGGTAACGTTTGGCAAAGTAACAGTGACTTTTTTAGTGCTGGGTGCTGAGCCTTCACCAATTGTAATTTGAATATTATTTCCAACAATTCCGGTGTATTTTCCCGTAACTGTCATGCCAACTTCTGTGCTGGTGTCTAAAATGCTTGCAGAGGCTGCGGTATCGGTTCCGTCCGTCACACGAACACCAATCATATTCACGGCATTATTTAAAGTTGCAGCATAAACAGCAGTCATCATGTCGTAACTTCGAGCTAATGGAAGTCCCCAATAAGAAGCTGCTTCATTTAGAGTGCCAAAATCAGTGGCTTGACCAACTGGCCCCCATGACCCTACCCCAACATATCCAGAGATATTACTGGCAACACCATTAATAGCCGTAACGGAAGGCGGTAAAATTTGAATAACTGCGTTTGGTGCAAGAATTGCCTGCGTGTTGATATCGCCTGCCTGTACAACAATACCCATGGTGTGCCCCTTAAATTTAAGTAATAGATCTAACTAGTTCGGTGTTTGTAACGGGTTGCGCAATCGTGAAAAATTCTCTTTCGATTGTCGTTGGAAATTCGATAGTAAAAATTAAATCGCGCCGATAAATGGCGAATGTTTTTTGAAATTCATCATGATCTTGAGGCCCCACAAAATTTATTGAAGCCCAATAATTATCATCCGGTAAAAGTATTCTGCTTAGCTCGCCTAATGAATTTTCAATAACTTCAGAAACTAGCGTTCGGTTATTTCTTGTGTTTGACCACGTAATAATATTAAAAGCAATTTCTTGTCTTTTAATTTCTTTTACGGAGGTTCCCGCAACCACAACACGTCCAATAATTTCATAAACATTATTTATAGTGATTACATTATCAACGGCTGAAGCATTGGGAATTAAATTTGTTAAAGCTTGTGCAATTGAATTTAATGTATCGTTTTCTAAAACAATATAGGGATAAGCAATTTTGTTAACGATCACAACACAAGTTTGTGGCAGTGTGATGGTGCCTGTTATTATAACGGTGTTGTCCGATACTGTTAAAAAAAGCGTTGCGTCATTAATTGATTTTTCGTGCCAATCTTGTGGGAACTTTGTCATGTTTCTTCCCTTGCTTTGTGGGAATATAGAAACATGATTATTATTGGCTTTTATATCTCTTTCTAATTTATCTGGATTGGGCCAACCAGCATAAACATAAATATTATCAACAGTTTCAACAATTGATTGCTGATCGGTGCCGTTTGGATATAACGCGAGCGAAATATAATCAACCAAAACATCTTCGACATCTGATAAGTTCGCCATTATTTATGCCTGTTCAGATGTTGCAATACACCGATAGCCAAAATCTGTTAATTCAACGCTTGTTAATGCAAGCCTCACGCCACGCTCATCATCTACAAAGTCACCGATTCGCAAATCAATTCCAGTTAAGGCAGGAATTAAAACAACGTAACTTGGTGAGCGAGTATCAAGCGGTAATTTAAAAGAATTGGTTTCCATTCTTCCGCCCGCTAAAGCAGAAACAGGAAGGCTTGTAGCAAGCGTGCTAACGTCTTCTAATTCATAACCACCGTAAGGATTTGCGCCAGGCTCTTGTGTTTTGCTAGCCCTTAAAATGCTTACCGTTCGGTTGCATTCAACACCTAAAATTGGAAGCAGTGGCTCCATTGCGATCACAAAAAAAGTAAATGTATCATTGACTAAATAATCAAATTTTTGTATTTCTCGACCATCAATGACTAATTGCCAAACTGCATTTCCGTACTTATTAGCTTTGTTATAATTCCAATCAACGTTTTGACTTAAAAATGTTTGACCCACTAAATTATCAGAATCAAGCGGATCAATTCCGGTCGCTGATCTGTAAATATTTACTTCTTGACCGATTTTCTCAGCAGCTTTTCCATATCCAAAATAAACTTTATCTTGGACGTATGCGAAATCGACCATTTAAATCATAATCCGAAGTTGCGCGCCTGGTGGATTAATGGGCTCAACGCCAAAGAAAAAGGCTAATTGTTGTCTCCACCAATTATAATTATTCACGCGCTCCGCAAGCTCTAAACCGTTTCGATACCACACCGCAGCGCGTGCCGTATCTGAGTTTGTTCTAACTTGATAAATATCTTGTTCAAGTTGAGTTAAATTCGGTAAATAAGTATCTGTAATAACCGCCTCTTCTTCTTCTGACATATTATTAAAACGATATTCGACTAATAAATATTGTTGATAATATCTGTAGCCGAAACCAGGCGATAACTGATTTCCGAATAACGGGAAACCAATATATCGCCTGAGAGCAACTTTTTGTGCATCAGTTAACACGTTCAAATATTCCGATGGGAGCATTTTTTTCTATGAGCTCATCAATAATTACATCATCTGTAATGTATGATTTTGCTTCATAAACTTTGTTAAATGATTTCGCAATATTTGCAACCGGACGAGATAAAACAAAACGCTTGTAAAATAATGCCAAGCGTTGTTTTTTAACTTCAGGTTGAGCTTCTTTTTTCTCTTCAACTTCATCGGCCTTTTCAGCTTCTTTGATTATTTCAGGTTGAGGAGCTTCAGGTTTAGCCTGTTCATTAGCAACTTCATTAGATGCAGCCGATAAAGATTCAGGCTTTGCAAGTTCATCAGAAGGCCCAATATCTGGGCCTTTTTCTGAAAACTTGTTTTTTGATTGCTTAGACATGATTGCTCCTTAGCTTGCTGTTTCAATGATGACAGCGCGCTTATAGTAAGCTTGTGATGCGGTGGGGATTTGCTGACTGGTTGTTCCAACGTCAGTCGGTACAACATAACCACCAATCCAGTTCGAGGTTTGGGAAATGATTTGACCCAAACGATCTAAAGGTCCACGCATATACTGCCAGTAGCCATCATAACCAGCTACGGGGAACACTTGACCTTTTTCATAAGCTTCACCAGGCCCAATGCTACGAATCATTTCGAGAATCGCATCTTTTGCAGAATCAAATTGACCTTCAATTAAAAGATCTTTTCCGCAAACAATAGGACGCTGGATGGTTTCAGAAACACCGTTGCCGTTGTCAGGCTGAACAAATGCTTCAGTCGTAGGAATAAAGCGCATTCCTAAGAACTCAGTCACATTCAAGTGTTTGTAGTTAGGATCTTGTGTACCCACACCACGGTTTAAGATTTGGAACTGGGTATCATTAAATAATTGCGTCATGCTATCTGGTGACAATAAGAAATTATAAAAACCATTGTCATCAGGCACACCGTTGCTACGTAACGCAGAAACAGCAGCAAAACAGGTTGGCATATCAAGAATATCTGAACCAGTAAGAGCCGCAGTTGTAGCGCGTGCATTTGGACGTAAAACTAAAGGTGCATACGTTCCAATAACTGAATTGCCCGCAGTACCATTTGTAGTTGATACGTTTGCAGATGTGGTAATAGTTCCAGAAGTTCCGCCCGTGACAGCAGCACTTGAAACGTTAACGGAATCATTTGCATATCCGGTAACTGAATAAGTAACGCCGTTAATTTTAACAGGCAAAGGATTGGAAGGGCTTACAGCAGTAACAACGCCATTGACTACAACCGTTTGAAATCCACGCGTGTCATCTACTTCAACGGTGGTAGCAGGTGCTCCAAGCGTAGCGGTTACACGAGTATTACCTGATAAATACGCATTAAAAAGCGCGTTACGAGATAAACGTTCGGTAACTTGTGCTTGAACATAACCTAAATTGAAAGCATTTTTCATGATGAAATCAGCGATCGTGGTTTGGTTATCTGCGAGGTTAACGTCAGGTGCTAATTGGGGATACTGAGCAACACCTAAGGTATATTGTTCAGAAGTATATTGTGAAGGAGACAAACCGTTATCAAGGTTTGTATTGGTTTGAGGATTCAAAGGATTTAAGTTTGGAATCATTAAACCTACACGGGTTTTAGTGATTGTTTCACCAATTCGTGCGGAAAATGTTTCTTTTGTAGCGAGCAAGCGATATTTCAAAACAGACAATAAAGCTTTTTCAAATTCACGTTGTAGAAAATTTTGCTGAATCGCAATTGATACAGCCTGGGGTATAGGGCCGAATGACATAATAAATCTCCAAGGGGTTGTGGTTAGTTAAAAAACGTTCTAACCCCATGGCAGCCTGTACCCGATAGGTTTTAAATAAAAATAAAACTTCTGTTTTATTCTTTATTCAGTGCGAGATTGTGCAAACCGACTAGGGTTTGTTAACAATTCGCGTTTATTTCTTGCGTATTCTTCATCAGTCATTTTTGTTGCATCAGCAACAATCTTTGTACCTGAAGATGTTCCAGTTTTTGCATTAGATGAAGTGGATGATTTCTTTTCTTCACCAAACAAAAATGGTTTTGATTGTTTCAAGTCGTTAATAGCGGTTTTCAATGCTGCAATATCAACAACACCGTCATCATCGACTTTAATATCTTTTGTATCAATTAATTTAATAAGATCGGGATCTTTAATTCCCGCCAATACGGCTTCTGTTTTTAATTCGGTGTTTACAATGCGTTGATTATAACCTTGATATTTTTCTAATTGTTTTTGATACGTTGATTTTTCTTCTTCAGTTTTTTTGATTTTCTCTTCAGTTTCAAGCTTGTATAAATCAAGTTCTGATTTTGCCGCTTTGTGTTTCAAACGATAATTTTTAGCTTCTTCTCGAAGTTCTTTAATTAAACCATCTGAATTATTGCTTGATGTTGCTGGTGTTACTGTGGCATCTGCCTTTTGTGTTTCTTCGCCTGCTTCAGCAGTCATATATTTTCCTTTATGCGTTAATTACTTTTGAAACTTTTGGAGCCTGAGCAGCAAGCGCGGCTTGATCTACTGCAATTTCCTTAATTTCATCATCGACACTTTGAATATTATAATCATCTGCAATTGATGTAATTGCAGTTTTATGACTGAGATTTCCACTGTCTGTTAACGTCTTCAGAGTATTAGCAGTAGTAGATTTGTCTTGCTCAGTCACGGGGTAAAACTGTGGCCAATCTAATATTAAATCATCGTTGCTATTGGTATTTACGTTTATATTTAATTTTTGGGTATCTATGTTTTCGTTGGTTGCGATACTAAAGATCATCTTATAAATATTTAATAAACCAATTTCGCCGTAGGAAATTCTTAACTCATCAACTAATGAGATCATAGGCTTGTTTAGCATCTGCAATGCTTTGCCGGAATTACCCGCTAATAATTTATCAGGATTGGCGCGATCACCGCGTACAACTTCAATCGACATTTGACGAATTTGTTTAACGTAAGCTAGCACCGCTTCAGTTGCTTGAGAATCTAACTGTAAGTACTTTGCATCACTGTCAGCACCTAATTTAAGCGCGCCAGTGCCTTTAATTAAGTCGCCATCCATTAATGATGCTGGATCTTTAATGACAAGCGTGGGATCTGAATTATATTTTAACAGTCGCCCGTGCTGGCTTAATTGATAATCAATCTCGATTCCGTTATCAATAATATCTTCAAAGATACAGGCACCATCGACATCACAAGCATCGTCTTCATCTGGGTTTTTAATCCAAACGACAGGGACAAAGCCGAGATTATGATCTGTGCTTTTGTCTTCATCAATTTGAGTTGTAAATTTTTCGTTATTTTGATCTTCTAATTTATACGGCAAATAATATATTTCTGAATCAGGTAACCATTCACGCATCAAGCAAAAATCTTTGCGCTCATCTTCTTCTTTTATTTGATAGCCCATCTCACTTAACTGCTTTCCAGTTAATATTTTCTTTTCAAGCAAACTTTCAAGAATCGTATTGTTAAATTGGTTAAATACAGGCGTTAAATATTTTGTTTTTAATACTTCAAAACAGAATTGACCTTCGAGATACTTAACAACAATGGCCACACTTCCAACACTGCCAATCTTGACCGCGTTAATCATCACGAGTCTTAAATTACTTTGACGTGTAATTTTTTGTAGAAACTCTGATGTATTTTGATCGTTTTTATCAGAGGCTCTAATTTGTGGGAAATGAGATTCCCCGAAAAGCATTGATGCCAGCTCATTAACAATGATCTTTGCAATCTTATATTTGACTGAAGGCCTGCGTTCAGCAAGTGGAATATAGCCACCTGGTGAGCCTACACTATTTCCATACTCTTGATAAAAAGGCGGCAAATTATCATAAATCGAACCGTTGTAAATCTTTTCGAGTAACGCTAATTTAGTCTGACGTTCTGAATAATCTTGACGGAAATTTATCTTGAAGCGGTCAATGTAATATTCAGTTTTCATTAATTTGCTTCTTTCTCAATCGTTTTTACAAAGATTTGAAAAAATACCATGTATTCTTTTTGCTGACCCGTTTCAAGGTTGCTATCAATTTGGCAGTGTTTTTGTATTTCTTTGTATGGTTCAAAACCCGTATCAATTAATTTTGTTTTATTTTCTAAAAATTCTCTAAGGTTATAGCCATAGCAAACTTTGCATTCAGTAATATATTTAACGATCAATTCTTTTCCTTTGAAACGAGAACAGCATAAACAACTTCTGAAAATCCGTGATCTTTGCGAAGCTTTCTAATTTCTTTCGTTAAGCTGAGCGTTCCGCGCAAGCCATCGCCTACGGGTTTGTACCCGAGCTTTTTAAAATGCTTTATTTGAATATCTAAAATATATTTTTGCGTAGCTACCAACTCAATAATTTCAACGAATTTTTCAGTTTTATCTGGCATCTTTTTCCTGATTTATCTCGCTATTGTGCTGCCATGCGTAATTGATGGCGGCGCGTTCGGCGTGGCGTGCGCGTAAATCATTGAATCGCCCTTATCTGGTGATCGTCCGATTCGCTCTTCAATATCTGCTTTTGATTCAATTAAGATTTTGTTGTTTCTAAATTCCCAACGCGGCGCACATAAGTCAGATAATAGCTCTCGGTCATCTGGAATCATGAGGTTGTCCCCTGTGACGGGATCTAAAGCCTCTCTGAACTTCCAATACCATTCAGCGCGCTTATTATAAAATCCAAGATTTTTACTTTTATCTAGCAAATAACTTGTGCCTGCGGATTGAAGCCCAAAAACATTATCTCTTTGTTGCGCATTCGTAAATGTTCCGCGTAGAACATCGTAAACCGCAGCACCAACACCGATCACGTCAATATTGATCATGCACGTGTGCGGTGGCAACTCTTTAACAACCAACGCCGCAACCGCTTGGCCGTTCGGTGTAGAGGTGCCAGGATGTGAAATTTGTGGTGCAAACCAGTTATAAATTCGTTTTGAGATGACGGTTTTATCTTTTCCGCCTCGGGCAACGTCGACACCAATACAAGATGTTCTTCCGTTTGGCTGAACGGATTCTCGCCATCGTTGCTGTGCAAGCTTGACCCATTCTGTGGGGATAACTTGCCAGGCATCGTCTTCACGTCCGGCCGTGAATGACCCAGATAACAATTTCGATCTAAGCGGTTCTGGTAACGCTTGAAGGCGTGCTTTATACCCTGATTCGAGTAGGTAAGGGTTGTCTTCGATGCTTGCCGGAATAAATGTGCGAGATTCTGGCCGTATGATTTCATTGCCGCGCTTGAAAGGCTCGCCATTCTCTACCTCAATGTCTTTGCCGTCTTCGCCCGTTGTGAACCATCTTAACTCGCCAGGATCAGCGGGATTCGGGTGTTTCTCATCAAGCCAAGGTGCCCAGTAACTTATTACCCAGTCACCCTCAGCGGATGTGGGCGGATTTCCTGCGCAGATTACACGCTTTCTTTGCCCTGGGGTTGTGCTTCGAAGCCAACCACATAAAAATCTAAATTGAAATTCTGTAAAATGGGTGATCTCATCGAAACCCACTAAGTCATGTGGAACGCCTTGGTATTTTTGTTCTGTGCCGACATGCTGACATGCGCCAAGCTCAATTAATCGTTCTGTTCCAATTCGCCAGAAGTTTTTTTGTTGATTAAATTTAGCTTTCCCGCGATTATCAAAAAGTTCTTTACCGCGCTCTATGATGCCGTTGAGCTGTGTAAATTCTCGACGGTATATTATTGATCGTCTGTGTTGTTGGTGTGCTATTCCTAGCAATAAATCAGTTTTACCACCACCCGCAGCTCCACCATAAAACAAGTGATCAGCGGGTGAATAATAGGCTAATGATTGCGCGCCAGGCAGTGGTTGCCACTCGCTTGCGCTGTAACTTAAATCGTCTGTGAACTTTAATATTTCTTTTTTTTCAGCGTCAGTTAGAAATTCCCACGCTTGCTCAAGATCACTTTTTGTTACTTGCATTTTTTCGTTTCAAACCCGCCGAAACGGTAGATAAAATCTTATCTAGTTTTTCAGAATCCGTAAGAGTATCTGGTGGTAATTCGTCTTTAACTTCTGGTTTATCACCAAAAACCTTACATTTTAATTTGCTAGCTATCCATTGATAAGTTCTTATTTGTAGATTAGCTTTTTCGACACGTCCGAATTTATCGGGCACCGCATCATTTACGATGTCGAGCATTTTATCAACGATATAGAACGATTGATTAGCTTTTGCCCTCATATACATTTCTGTAAATTCAGGATATGTATTGTTTGTGAGCCATCCCCTTATTGTTCTTGGATGTGGGAAACACTCATCTTTTCCGGCTGCACATATTTTTTCTAGTGAATCCGAACTGTTTTGTATTGCATCGGTAATCTCAACGCCCAATTGATGACAGTACATCTCGCGAGGAGCCATCTTATAAGACTTGTCCGCTTATGATCTGAATTTCGATTGTTGAATTTTGGGTAACGCTTGAAACCAATTTCATGAATTTAACGCCCGCCATGTCTTGTGGCAGTACTCGCGAAAAATCACCAGCAACAGCAGAAACCGAAATAGGATTACCATTGTAGCCGTCTGTTAAACGATAAAAATTATCACCGTCTATCGAAACCATGAGAGTGAATGTTGCCGCATCGGTACCTGTAGGGAACGCCAAGGCCAGTAATGTAGAGCCGATATAATCTTGTATGTTTGAGTCTGTTTCACCAGCTTCAATCGTAAAAACAATAGGTTTGCCATTGTTTTGATCGCTGCCGTTCGCAAGCTGTACTTGTGTGTTCTCTAAAATCATTTGATTTTTACCTTGAGAGTATACCGCGCCGCACAAGGATTCAGGGAATGCGGCGTGATCTACGTAGGATAATTGGTTAATGCTAGCGAAATATAGCGATTAGAAGAGGCTCTGTCAATGTCAATTATAAAAGTCAATAAGTATTATCAGAGATATAGCTATGGATAAGTCCTATCAATTACACAAATACCCAAAACTACGTAACGAATGTCAAGTGACCTGAGTTACGTTTTGGCCGCTAATTGTCGGTTAATTGGCCGAGAGGGTAGGTTATTTCAATGTGGGGTAACTTGGGGTAATAAATTTTAAAAACTATCATAGCGGGGCCGCTAGGTATGATTTATGGGATATAGTAAATCCCACAAGCGTCACATCAATAACCCCCAAACGGTTTAAGACTGTATTTGTTGCGGTGTTTCTTGTTTTTCTTCTTGAGAGATTCGAGATAAGCTTTTTTAGTTTCTGTCATACTGTTTGGACTAATAATTGGCCCAAATTCCGCATACCCAATAAGCGTTTGAGTTTTATGCTTTATCTTTTCAGGATCTTCGATATTCAACTTATTCTTTGTGCTTCTCGCTAGCTGTTTGTATGCAGTCATACTAAACCCCTTCAGTGAAATACTTTATTAATAATTCCGCGTCTTCTATTGTTGGTGATTCGAGGTGAATGTTGATTTCATATTCTCTGATCGTCTGACTAGTATTGACATCAAAGCATGACAAAATTGGTTTTATTTCGAATGATAAATAAAATTCAGGGCCTGGGTCTTTTTTAAAATGCTCAATCTTTTCAATTATTCTTGTGCGTTTATATTCTGAGACATTAAAAGACACATCAAAATAGTGGGTTTCAAAACGATTACTGCCATGAATGTGTTTTACTTTTCTATGAGTTATTTTCATTTTATATAATCCTTCCATAATAAAAGCGTTATAGCTTTATCACGAATAAAATCAAATTCTTTTTTAGTGCAATAACATTCATTAATACCTAATAGATAATCTAATTTTTCATCATAGAAATCTTTGTTTATAACTGGCGGAATGGATGCCATTCCCCAACCTCTTCTAATTTGATAACTTTCATCATCTTTAAAAATACATAACGATAAACGCTTATTATCAATAACTTCTTCGTAAAGATAAATAAATCTGTGTACATTATCTGGATCTCGAATGACTTTTTTTCTGTAAAGCGGATAAGTAATTTTCACAATCTTTTCGAAAGGCTCAAAATCAAGCTTTAATTTAACTTTCATCCGTAATATTTCCCCGACAGCGCACCAGCAAGCCAAGACTTAGCAAGTTGCAGATTTCGCTTGTACTGATCATAACTAAAAGAATATTGAGCAATATGCGTTTTTGGACTCTTGAGAACATAACAGATCATGACCGCCGTAGCCCATTCAGGCCGATGATTCTTAAGCTGCACCACGCACCGCTCTATCATCTCAAAATCGTCTGAGCCCAGGTATTTAGCCGTTTTATTCGTGCCAGGAGATGAACCGTTGTTCAAGAATGCTGAGCAGCTCGGATATCCCAAACCTTGAGTTATAATCTTAATCGAGTAAGCAGCCCAGTATTTCAATTTGTTATCAACGTAATAATCAATGTTTTTCATGATGCTTTAAGTAACTCCTGACATTTCCAATTATGAATTCATTAATAGAGTTAAATACTTCTTTAATTTTTACAACGCGAACTTCTTTAAATGCAAGGTTCGCTCTAAGTGCATCCCTAATATTCCTAACAATTCTTAAATCTATAAAATCAAGTCCGCCTAATTCTATTTTTATCCCATACCAATATTCGTATGGCCTCGCATCTGTTTTTATTTGAACACCATTTGTAATGGCGGTGAGCTCGGGAATAATCAAACTATAATTAGCTGCAAAATTATAATGAAAGTGCCCATCACCAAATTCATAATCTTTGATAAATACATAAGTAACTGGCACAACGGGATCAATGTTTGCTTGCATTCTTTGCCTCGTCGAGTAGATTAACGTATTGTGAAACTGTATTCATTAGTAAGCTTCCAATCGTTCCAAAAAAAGCAGATTGATTGATGATTTCAGTATGCTGATTTATTAAGTTTTCCTGTCTAAAAATTCTCACTCTAAGAATTGGGACTTTCTCAATAAATAAAATAATTTCATGAGCTGATTTTGGGAGATCATTTTCCAAGTCGAGCTGATAATCATTTAAAAGAGATTGTAGGCTTTCCGACGTTGTCTTCAAAAAAGAAATAAACACACTATTAAAATCTTTATCACTAAACTTAATATCATTGATGTAAAAGCAATATTCTTTAATCATTTTCCAACCTTAAATTGTTTTTTGAAATTACTCTCAACGGTATCAAGAATAACATTAAACACTTCGTTAATGGATAATTCTTTCGCATCAGGAGGACAACCGATGGCATTAGTGAAAATAGAAAATCCCCCCAATGCTTTATTTTTAAAAGCAAATGATACAAGCAAACCATTGGGTACGGGGTAATGATTAATTTCTAACCTATTTTTAATTGAGAAATTATTTAATATGAAATCACTATTGTTTATCTCGTCAATAAATCTATCTATTAAATTTCCATGATTTTCGTTGTAATCACCTACAAAAAAGTACTCAATCAAAGCAAACATCCCCCTTTAGCTGTAAGTTTCTTATTTCCATTTTATTGGGGCACCCATTACTAAAAATTGATTAAATATATCATTAATTTTTCCCCTGCTAAATTCGTGCCTCTCTACAGCTTCTTTGAGCAGTCCGAATATGAGACCAAACACTTTTGATTTGTTTCCGCGAATATGCGGGTGGTCAGCAGGATTTTTAAATATTCGGGCATTTAAAATATTATCTCTTTTTGTATCACGATATGAAAATTGAATTAAACATGCGTTCTTACATTCAAGAATAGTGAAATTAATATTATTAAAGCATTCATTAGATTGTCTTTCTTTTTCAAGAAAATCACAAACGCATTTAAAAATTATATCAAATGAAATCTCTTGATCTGTGACATAAAACTGGTAGCAATCTCTCATAAAATCCTCATTTTTAAAACTTCGTGCGCGTATAATATCTTTTAAGAGCCCCCCGCGATAGTGTCCCCCCTTTATCTCCTGCAGGAATCAAAAATAAACTTATCCACAAACAATAACCTTATACCTACCGAAAAAATAACTTGAAATTATTTCACGTAGACTATTGACAGACTATTGACGGCTTGTTATAGTGTACTCACTGAGATGTTAAACAGATGGAATTAAGGAGAGGTTTTATGAAAAGCACACACTCGCAAGCAGCAGCAATGATCAGAAAAGAACTTAAAGCAACGTTTAAAGGCGTAAAATTTAGCGTTACAAGCTCATCATACTCAAATGGCAACTCTATACACATTGAATGGATTGATGGCCCAACTTCATTAGAAGTTAAAAAAATATCAGATAAATACGAAATGGGATCATTTGACGGATCTGATGACTGTTACCACTACGACAATAGAAATGACAATATCCCACAAGTTAAATACGTCCAAGAAAGAAGAGAAATGAGCCAAGAAGCTTCAGACAAAATCGGCTTAGGTTTTGGCAGTTATTTAGATAAAAAAGAGCCATGGGACGTTGAAAGATTAATCAGAGATGAATTTAACAAAACCAGCTTCGCTTGATCCAGCGTTGATAATAATAAAAACAGTTTTTTAAAATAAATTAAAAATATTTCAAAATAACTATTGACAGAGTATATCCTATGAGATATAGTTAACTTACTGAGTGAGATTACCTCACCAGACGGAACCAAGGAGATGACTATGTATCAATTAACCGAGTATGACAAAAAGCGATGTGAATGTTGGAAAGAAGCACTTAAATCTAAAAACTACTCTATTAAAGAACAGTTATTAATAATCGTTACACCGCTTGAATGGAACGAAAACGAACTCAAAAAAGCCATGCAAGCTTATTATTTAACTTTGGATTAAGGAATATGGACATGAAATCACTAAACGCAAGAGATTTAAAGCCTGGAGACAAGATTATATTCAAAGCAAACTCATTCGGTTTATTTATACCTATAAATGAGCTTTGCGAAGTTATAGCTACAGACAAAGATAAAGTAGTTTTTGGAACAAAAATGATTCAAATAACCTTAAACTTTAAAACATTATCCGAATGTCATTTTATTTATGCAAAGGATTTCCTATGATAATTAAGGCTTGGAAATGCCCGTATTGCAACAAAGTTAAACTTAAAAATAACAAAGATTTTGAAAAGCATCTCTTAGAAGATGTTAATTGTCGAGAATTATTTCATGAGTCAAACTTGACTTGTAATCATGTTAATGTAAATGACTTAAGGGTATATATTATCAAATAATAAAAATTAATTATTGAAGGATTAAAGAAAACTTTAATCAATAAATAGGGGGGATATTTTATGAAAAAATTTGAGGCTGATTTTTTAAAATGGGCGTATAGCATCATGGAAGACAAAATGCCGTGCCAACAATTTACGCTTATGTATAACGATTTACAGGGAGCACTAAAAGACGGAAGAGAAACATTTATAAACTCTAAACTTTCAGCCTTCGCCAAGAAAATGTCATTTATTTATAGTAAAGATAAAAAAATGATCAGTGAAATTAATGAAAACGTTGAGACGCTTAAAAATAAATTGCAAGAAAAAATAACAGAAAAAAATCATTCACTACAAGAGATAAATGATACCTTTAAACTTGAGCTTTAATTATTTTTTTGGAGACGGAAATGACTATTGAGCACGTTTTAACTGAGTCTGAAATTGCGGTCATGATAAATCCAGTCAATGACGTTAAAAATAAATATGTTGTTTTTGTTATCGGAAAATCAAAACGATTGATTAAGTTTAAATCTTTTGTAGATAAAGCAAATATGAATATCAAAGATATTTTGAAAAGAATCAACAAATAGCAGGAGAATTTTATGAGCATCTCGAGCATTAAAGAAATGGCAATCGGCCTAAACTATAATCATTTTAAAAATGAACAAAATTGGAACATATCAGATTATGACGATTTTAGAGAAGGAAAAGACGGAAAGCTACACAACAACGCACGACGCGCTAAACATAATAAGCCCACGAATCAGCCGGCAGCGATTAGGGGCGATATTGAAAACAGGTAGGCTTAATTTTATCAAAGAAGAAAGCGGTAAAATTTTGATAAGTGTGAGGTCTTTATTAAAAGAAAACAAAAGGCGTGAAACGCTTTCAAAAAGACTTTTATCAGTAAATAAGGCTAAAAAATAATTAAAATATTTTTGCATTAGACTATTGACACACTATACCCGATGGGATATAGTGTAATCACTGAGCTGGGTTGTCTAGCTCAGAAGGAACCAGGGAGAAGCGAAATGATCACTAACACTAAGCAAGATTGGAGTATAGGAAAAACCGTTAAAGTGGGCTTTTTAAGCCTTAAAGTTATTGACGGAAAAACAACGCCAGGCGACTACCTACCAGATGCATACTTACTTCAAAGCACAACAAATAAATTTTATATGTTTGTTCCCCATAATGGGTTAATAAAGTTGTTTAACAAAGATGAGTTTTACCTAAACTAGGAGAAATGGAAATGTTGATTTTGATGAGAAAAACTGATCAAGAGATCATAGTAGGACGCGAAGAAGCACCGGAAATTGTTTTTAGGATTCTAGGGGTCACGGGTGATCAGGTTAGAATTGGGATTACCGCACCGGATTGTTTTAATGTCCACCGTCGTGAGGTTTTCGAAAAAATTCAGCGCGAAAAAGTGAATGGTGTTGTGCACAAGAAAAAGCCAAAAGAAGGTAATAAAAAGTGAGCCTGTGGATAAAAGTGGGGTTTTCTGTGGATAAGTCTGTGGATAACTCTGTTTTTTGGGCTGAAAAAGGCTTTCGTAGTTCCGTTTGTGATCAATAATTAATAAATTAATAAAAGCTTTTGTTTGCAGAAAGTGTGATACGGGTTTCAGGAGTGTTTTTAGAACAAAGCCACCGAACCCAATTCATCAAAACAAAAACCATATTAATTATCATATTTTGAAGCGAAAAGATATAAAAAACGCGGTGCAGCAAAAAATATATTTTCACTTTTTTTGAAATTGTGAAACTGTGAAAGTAGGCGTGAAACTTTTTAAAAACGGGAGATAGTATGAACGAGCAGCAGACAATTGAAAAAATACGTAAAGGTTTAGAAAAAAGCGGGATATTTGCTAGTAAAGAAGAAGCTATTGCGGAATTGGAACTATATCAAGATTATCATTTAACCGTGATGAGCGACATTATTCACAGGGGCGGAGGGACAATGACACAAACGCTTGCGCTCATAGAAAAGACAATTGACATCTTGCGAGAATTTATAGAAAAACCGGATCAGCAAGATACACACAAAAGAAAACGGTCAAATTAACTGGAAAATATTTTATGACTATTAAAGAATTTAAAAATGTAAAATGTCCTGACTGTAAAAATGAGTTTGACCTGTATTGGAATAATGAAAATTTTGAGAAATGTACTTTGATCATAAGTTTATGCCAGAGCGGCGTTGTGACGGACGTTTTATGTAGATGTCCATTTTGTTTTTATTGTGAAAAAATTCCAGAAATTAAACTAGGGGTAATTTTATGAAGCATGATGCAATTGCTAAAAAAATGAGGAAAGATTTTTCAATTTTTTTGAAATCACACATGAAAGATCGGGGGATCGGGTTTAATGATCTTTGTAAAAAAACTGGCATAGCCTCATCTTATCTTGCAAAAATTCAAAGAAGCGAGGCTAATCTCACTCTTGAAACCATAGCCAGAATTTCTGCTTTTTTCAATAGAAAAGCTTTTATTGTCTTTACTCACAAGGATTTTTTATGAAAAATAGCATGATGGAAGTGGCTAAAGAATTGGTAAGTGACATGGTGCAATGCGGAGTTATTACACGATATCAGAAAGATCAATATGAAAAAATAATTTTAGTTAGGGATAAGATTTCAAAATCTATGAAAAAACCAAAAAAAACCAAAAAAAAACAAAGACAAAAATAATTAAAAATATTTCTTAAAGACTATTGACGCGCTATATCTAATAAGATATAGTTTATTCATGCAGTAAGGCATCAATGGAAATTAAGGAGCAATTTATGAGAACATCAGATCATTTCGCAATTGTAGCAATTTATTTTAATTCAAATGGGCCGCAAATTGACATAAAATCAAGCGGGTCAACTGAGGAAATAGCAAGAAAAAGAGCTTATCAAAATGCTATTTTTGGAACAGCGTTGGCATATGATTTAGAGAAAGATGAAAAGCTTTATCATGCTCACAAAGCTTACAGATGCACAAAAAAAGCAATAAAAGCACTAAGTGAATTTGATACTGATAAAAGATATGATTTTTTTATAAGAAGAAATGCGTTGACTGCTATTGAAGTAAAAGATCAATCACATGATTTTAAATTAACAAAAATGAGAAAAGTTTTAATGAATTTTGAAGAATATCAAAAGCAGTATTTTGAAGATAAAAAATCAAGAGAATTTTTAACATCATTTTATGAGAAAGAAGAAAAAGCCACAGAAGAACATCGAAATAGATTTTTAAAAAGTTTTGTAAATTAATGATATTATTTCAAAACTGCTGAATAAGCAGATTATAAATACTTATTACGTTATCGGGGGCGTTGACAGTGAAACGCTACAATTTTATGGGGCACGACACTCATAAAAGAGGACTCTTAGAAATGGTACTACCTCGAAGCTTTTGTCGGATGTGAAAAGGGAACCGTTCGAATCGGAAAAGAGATAGCAAGTGCAATTCTTGCCCGATAACACTTTTTTAACTTTTGGAGAAAATAACCATGAAAGATTTAGAGCGAAAATTTTTAAATAAAGTTTATTATTTAATGAAAAACACAGAGTCAGGCTTTGGAAGTGAATCGGTTTATCTTGCACTTAAAAAAATATTTAATGTGGAGGATCAAAACAATAATAAGCTTGATGCTTTAAAAATAGTTATATCAAAATTAAGCTACGTACATAGCAAAAAAGACGAATTTAAAGATTTACAAAAAACATTTAATCAATTGCTCACAGAATATCAAATTGAAGAAGATAGAAAAACCGAACCAGACCATCAGTGTATATTTAAAATGGAAATTTGAAAATGAAGAATGTTGAATATCTCTCAACAAGAGAGGCGGGAAGCTATATAAAGCCTAAGGTGAGCCCCTCTCGGGTGAGGGCCATGGATAGACAGGGAAAATTCCCTGATTCGTTCTTGCTTGGCGGGCGGCGGTTTATTCCTATAAAAAACCTAGACGCAGAGAACAAAAGAAGGGAAAGACTGTAAGTGGTTATTTATTGCTGCGGGTGCGAAAAATTCACTTACGCAAGATTAACGCTTGGTATGGAAATTTATAAAGAGAGAAAAGATTTGTGGGCATTGCCTTTTTGGGTGTGCGACGGGTGTAAAAATTATGTTGGGTGTCATCACAAAACAAATGACCCGAATAAACCGCTTGGCAATATACCAACGCCCGAAATTAGGAACGCCAGAAAACACATTCACAAAATTCTTGATCCCCTTTGGAAAGAAGGGAAAATACCCCGTAAAAAACTTTACGGTGATTTAACAAATAAATTGGGGTATCAGTATCATACGGCGGAAATTAAATCGCTTGAAGATGCGAGAAAGGTTTATAAAATTATTTTGGAAATTAAAAACACTATTTTAACTTAACAGGGAGTATCAAATGACGCAATGCTGGACAAGAAAAATCTACGGTGAGAAAGCGAAATTATCTGTCGATCACTTTATCAAGAAAATTTACGCTAATAATTATTGGTTTGATGATGCAAAACAAATTATATATCTTTATCACACAATAAATGACGTTAATACAAAAATAGTCAAACTAATTGTAGCTAAAAATTTCAACGGCTTTGAAAACACAATTGAATATGAAAATCTTAAAAAAATTGTGGCAGAAAGAATACAGAAAAAGGAAAATCGCTATGCTTGCTAGAAATATGGTTTCTGATTTTGTTAGGGGTGAGATTGAGAAAGGAGCGGATCCTGAGGAAATGAAAGCCGCTTTGCTGCAAATTTTAAAAGAAAGCTTTGAAGAAGCTTTGAGCATAAAAATTATAAAAATCAGGGTATGTGGAACATTGCAAATATGGTCTTTATCTTCTAAGCAAGCTCAAATTATTTTGTGCAATCAGTTACATAGAGATAATAGAAAATTTGAACATTTTGAGCAAGACGGAATATTTTTTGTGGAAACCAATTTTGGAGAAAATCATGATTAAGAAATTAAATACTTACCTTGTAACAAAACTTCTTTATTTAAACGGAGAAATAAGTTTTGAAAAAACAAACAAAAAATCAACTAGCCGGAAATCATTAAAAAAAGAATTAATGAAAATATCGGGATATATTTATCTAGGCAAAACATGGAAGAGCGCAAGAAAACAAGGTTATTATGTTTCTAAGGCTTTAGATTAAAGCCCCGCGAAAGCGGGGCAATTAGTATTATTCGTGAACCTGACCACACGAAGAGCAAAATTCTTTAGGTGATTCTGATTTAGTTGCGCCCTCTGTTTTAAATTTATCGGAATTCCCTTCGATGGCAATTTGAGAAAAATCATTTAACAGAAACCCAAGCCCCGGATTAACAGATTGAAATCTCTTTATATAGCCCTCATTTTTAAATAATATTAAATTTGAAGCAGGTAATTCTTTTCCATTTTCATCAACAACGCAAACGATAACACCATCGCCAGCTTCTTTAAATCTTAAATAAACATCTTTGTTTTCCTGCTTTTTGCTCTCTTCATAAACTTTAAACATGCTCAATCTCCTGTTTTGGGGTTAATTTTGAAATTCTTAATAAATCAATGTACCAGTACAAATTATTAGGATTTGACTGCATTCTATTGCAGAAATTTTTAGCTTTTTGTAAAGTATCAAATTCTTTGTATAGAACATTATTGATAATAATCTGATAAATTTTATTATTTAGATTTATAAATCCGGTTAGATTCTTGTTATTTAATGTTAAAATAAATGAAAATACCCTCATTCGCTATTCCGTAATTAAAACATTTTTATAGTATATTTTTTGGTCGCTTATCTTTATTTCTGTATCAGCAAAAATGCTTTTGTCGTTTGCATATTTTAAAAGATCGCTATAGTGTTTTTTAAAAACGCTAACCTTTTTTATTGTTGGGTTAGCGTTAATAATCTTATCAATATTTAACAAAACTTCTTTTATGATTTTTGATCTCTTCATTTTTATTTTCGGAACGCATTAACATTTTCCCGATATTCGGGAGTTACACCGTTAGTAAATGGTGAAGGGTTTGTAAGTCCATCGCAATTTAGAATATTGTAGTTATATACTTCCTGTATTGTGTTCGCAGCAGCATTTCCGTCGGAGCCTATAATTACCTCGGTAGAACCGTTTGCCAGAGGTAGAGATATTGATAAAACATCAATAGATGGTTTTCCAGGGGGGCATATATAAGCATTGGATTGCGAGGAATAGTAAGGGTTTTCAGTATCAGGGATAACAGTATAGGCCCTTATTCTTTCATTGGGTGCCGCGCTATATGTTGTCATTGAGGTTCCTACCGGAACGACCATATATTTTAAGATTGACGCTTCCGTATACCTGAAAAATCTTACTTTACCACTGGCCGGCACTGGTAAAATTACATCATTGATGTTTTCATTTCTTTGCATGTTCATTTGCCCTGGCCTTGATATTTGATTCCGTTCTTGATTTGATTTCTCTTCTTTACTTTTAACAAAAAAACCGCAAGATAATTTAAACATAATTTTTCTCCAAAATAGTTAGAATTAACTAAATTTGATGTTATTGTTTTCATCAAAATAGTCAGGGTTAAATTTACAAAGTTTTATTGAAATCCCTGTTCTTTTCATAATTGACAAAATTTGTGGTGCACGGCTTGGGGGTAACTTAGAATGAAGCCATCTATATATCAAAGATAAGTCTACATTCAGAGCATCCGCCAACTTCTTTTGTCCGCCAAACTCTTTTATGAGCTTTTTTACACCCGCGTTAAGCTTTACTTGATTTTTTTTCATGTATCTTTTCCCTGTATAATATAGATAAATTTAACAATTGCAATACTTTAACAGAAAAATATTTTTTATGTAATGTATTGACACATGAATTTTTATCATGTAATTTTAAAAAACAAGATACAAATAAAACAATCTACGGAAAACATCGAGCGGTCACAATTCCACAACGAGAGTTTGACCGCTCATCTTAAATCAAAGGAGGATTTATTATGACAATATTTGCAAGAAAGCTGCTACAGTCACGATCAGAAATATTATTCACTATTCCAACCATATCTGTTTGTCAAAAAGATTACGCCTATTTGTACGCTAATGATAAAACGCCAGTGCTGGAATTTAAAAAGAAAAAAGATATCTTGATCAGTCTTAAAAAGAAAATTAAGAAGCTCGCATCTAAAAAGATTAAAATTGATAATGAGTTAAGTTATTTTGAATATAAACTTTTAGACTCGGAGACATTCTAATGTTAACGGACGTTCAAAAAATACAAAGAAGATTGGGGATTGGCGGCAGCGATGCCGCCGCGATCTGCGGGCTTTCAAAATATAAAACGCCGCTGCAAGTTTATTATGAAAAAGTAGATCATGGTTATGAAGTTCCGCAAAATGATGCTATGTACTGGGGAAATGCGCATGAATCTACCGTTGCAAGAGAATATTCAAAAAGAACTGGAAAAGAATTAATTTTTCCACAACAAACATTTATTCATAATGATTTTGATTTTATACGCGGGAATATTGACGGCAAAATACGAGATGAGAACGCATTATTAGAATGTAAAACCACAGAAGCTTATGATTTGAGCGAATGGGGCGAGCCTGGCACCGATGAGTTTCCTACGGAATACATTTTACAGTGTGCGCATTATTCGATGATTGCGGGTGCTGATTACGTTGATTTAGCCGTTCTAATTGGATTATCAGATTTTAGAATTTACAGATATACCCGAAACGAAAAAATTGAAAGTAATTTATTGGAGCAAGAAAAAGCTTTTTGGGAAGAACATGTTTTAAAACAGATTCCGCCCGAGCCTATAACGCTTGAAGATGTAAAATTGCGCTGGAAAACTCATGATGAAAATATGTTTATAGCTTCAAACGTTCCGGTTGATGAAGCAATTGAAGCCCTTAAGAAAGTAAGAGAAGACATCAAAGACAAAGAAGGTTTTAAAGAAGATTTAGAGCTTTTTATTAAAAAATATATGCAGCATTGTGAAGGGATAAAAAATGACAGTGGGAAAATTTTAGCAACATGGAAAACGCAAGAAACAAACCGACTTGATACCAATCTATTAAAGATAGCTGAGCCGGAAATTTTTAAAAAATACACGAAAAAATCATCATCGAGAGTTTTTTTACTTAAAAAATAGGATCATTTATGACAATTGAGCAAACGGTAGAGCGGTACGGTTTTAGTCAAGTTGCAACGCAAAGCGGATCATCTGAGTTAACAAGAGTTGAAGAGGCGCGGGCAATTCAAGAAGTGCAAGCAAGCGTGATTATGGCCAAGAAATTTAGAAGGGACGTTAACGAGTCTTTTTTAAGGATCATTGAGGCGTGCAAGAGGCCGTCATTAGCTGAGGCCTCACAGTATGCCTACCCCCGAGGCGGAAAAACGGTGAGGGGGCCTTCTATTCGCCTTGCTGAGGTGCTGGCGCAGAATTTCGGGAATATGCTCTACGGCGTTGAGGAGATCAGCCAGCAAAACGGCGTTTCAGTTGCTCAAGCGTTCGCCTGGGACATTGAAACGAACGTGAAAGTGACTAAGAAATTTCACGTGCCACACAAGCGGTCTGCAAACGGAAAAATTACGGAGTTAACAGATCCGAGAGATATTTACGAGCTAGTCGCAAACCAAGGCGCACGGCGTTTGAGGTCGTGCATATTGCAGTTAATACCTGTAGACATAAAAGAAGCGGCTATTGAAGAGTGCGAAAAGACAATTAAAGGTAAAAACACTGAATCAATTCAAGACCGAGTGAAAAAATTAATTGTTGCGTTTAAAGATTACGGGGTTTCAATTTCGGATATTGAAGAAAATATTGGTCATCCACTTGATGCAATTATCGAATCTGAGCTTGTCGATCTTCGCGCAATTTATAGATCTATAAAAGACGGCGTGGTCAATAAAGGTGAATTTTTTGGGAAAAAGAAAGAGGATGAAAAAAAGGTAACTGAAGAAGAAGGAAAAACAAAAACTGATAAAGTTGCTAACAGATTAGCGAATAAAAAAGTTGAAACAGTCGATAAGGAAACGGGAGAAGTCAAAGAACTTACCGAGGAAGAGAAAAAATCTATTGATGAATTTATGAACTCAGGAAAGAAGGAAGCTGAAAATGTTGGATAGAATACCTGTTGATTTTAATAATTTACCTCCTATCGTTAAAATTTGCGCGATGGGTAAAGTACATTCATTGCTGCAAAGAATAAAAGACGGTGAAGATTTTAGGTTTAATAATGATTGGCCAGCGCGTGAGGCAGCTTACAGAGGCAAACACGAGATTTTAGAGGTGCTTCTTGATAAGGGTGTACCAACTAATACGGGCAATGGTGCGCTTTTGAAATTGGCTTGTGCCGAAGGTTATTTGAATATTGTACATATTTTAATTAAGCGCAAAGCGGATATTTCTATAAATGATTATGAGGCCTATAAATGGGCTATAGCTAAAGATCGTCAAAATATTGTTGATTATCTTGAGCCGCTAGTGAAGCAAAAGAAGTTTTTTGATAAGCATTTAGAAGATCAGAAATTAAAATGATGGGGTGAAAAATGTATTTTTATGATTTTGTGGATTTAATTAAAGCAGATGTCGATTTAACAAGATATTTTAGGCAAGACGGTATAGCAAGATACACCGCGAAAATATAAAATTGCGAAGTGAAGAAGGGCGCAATTCTTTCAGGGGTTTATGGCGTTGGCATAGATTTCAACTCAGCTATAAAAGACTATGTAGAAAAAATAAAGGGTAAAAATATTATAATTAATGCAATGTCAGAAAGGCGAGAATATATGGTTCCAGATGGCTTAAATTTATGAATTATGAAAATATTTTAATTATTGCTGTTTGCCTTGCGTACGGGTTTTTGTTTGGTCTTTCGTGTGGCTACATGCTAACTATTAAACTAATAACGAAAACATTAAAATCTATTACCGAGAAATGAGGAGTCAGCAGTGGACGAGAAACAAGTTAAATCTATAGCCATGGGCGCAATGCTAAAGAACGGAGTTTTTCGTAGTATTGAAGACGCGGAATATCAAAAAGAACGATTGGAAGAGCTTTGCTATAAAAAAAACGAAGAAATGGAATTGCCGCGAAGTGATAAGTTTGGGCTATATCTTCAAATTGAGTTGGCAAAAATTCACATTGCGTTAATTAAAAGATGGTTATCTGGTGTTGATATTAACGAGTTGGGTCAGATGAGCGATCGAAAACGTAAGGGGACTATTTAATGTTTAAAAATACAGATAAGGTAAAGATTGAAACTGTCGTAATGAAATCATTACTCAAAAACGGCGTGTTTAAAAATAAAGACACCGCAAAAGAAGAGCTGGATTTTTTAGAGCAAGAATATCTGGAAGTTATTCAAGAAAGTATACACGGTGCGCCTTATGATCTTTCAATGAAGGTGATGATGCTTGAGAAAAATATTGAGTTAATTAAAAAGTTTTTAGGTAATGATGAGCAGGAAGTAAAAAGCAATAAGCGAAAGAGAAGCGTATGACTTTAAATGTGATTGATAAAACGAAGTTGCGGGAATACATTAAGTCTAGGCGTAAAGAATTAATTGGTCATGCCAAAACCGTAAATAATAAAGAGGTTTGCTCATGGTTTGATGGCCAAAAAGTTTGCCTATTTTATTTGCTTAAAAAACTCGACGCGGGAGACTTTGATGCTTGATAAAAATAAAATAAGGGAATTTTGCAATGATTTAAAATGCCACTGTCCTGATAATAATAAAATGATTGGATTTGGTGTTGACGGGGATTCAATAGTTCAGATTATTAAAGATAAAAACCAGTTTCAAGAAGAGCTTAAAAAATCTTTGGAGGCTTGCCAAGAAATGATTCGACTTGCGACAAAAAATTTTTCTAAATCTTGTTTAGTAGAGTGGACAATTAAGAAATCATTTTTCTTGAAAATACAGTATAAATTGTTATCGGGAGACTTTGATGTCAAAGATTAGTGCTAAAAAATTAGAAGCGTGGCTTGAGAAAGAATTAGCGCATTATCAAAATAGAATATTAGATGATACTGAAATTGGACAATGCGAAGCGTTGAGAGTAGTGCGCGAAGCTTTTGAAGACGGAGAATTCGATGCGAACGATTGACGGGGATATGTTAATTAAAGAATTAGAAAAAGATAGGGGTCAATGTGTTAACGCTTTGAATAGATCGGGTCTTCCTCAGCGGCGTAAAGAGCTTCTTGAATTTGAGAATGATATTTACATGGTAATTTTAAAAAGATTGCGTGACGGAGACTTTGATGTCAAAGGTGATTGATAGTAATAGATTGCTAGATTCGCTCGAAACGCGAATAAGCGAAGCAAAAACAAAGATCGATAATTGGCTAGATATGCAATATCAGCTTGGCAATATAAAGCAATCGCTAGAAGATTTAAAGCACGAAATAGAAAGGGGTGACTATGACAGAGAGTGACTTAATCATAATTTGCCCGTGTTGCGGCGGACATAAACCAATAACTGAATTTCATCGGAAAAGAAAATCACCGATGGGTCGCCAGCCCACTTGCAAGAGCTGCGTTTCTAAATCAATGAAAGCGCGGTACAAATTAATTACGGGCGGAAAAGCTGAGGGGATTTATAAATGACAAAGCAAATTGAGTTTGAAAATAGACCGGTGAAGGTATCGGATAAAAACATTATTTGCCCTTATTGTTCATGTGTTCAGGTTTTTAAGGACGACACTTCTTTTGAGCAAGATTTTGAAAGTGATGAATTAGATCTTCAGAATATGTTCTCTTGCGATATGTGCAAAAATAACTTTCTTTGCAAAGTCCAGACGAGACAACAATTTTCAACTTACAAAAGGAAAGAAAATGACAAAGCCGCTTAGCAGAGAGAAGTTGTTAGAACGATTAGATGGTTTATATAAAAATCGTAGTGCTTACTGTAATAGTGAAGTTTTTTCATTAGAAAAAGCCGCGTGGAACACGAGGGCTAAGGCATGAGGAAAGTTATTGAATACCGAACAGTGATGGCAGACAACACCCCGCAAGCGTTCGACGACTTTATAAATAAATGTATACAAGGGGGATACGAGCCCTACGGTAACCCATATTCTATATTTAATGGGGGTAAGGGTTTTTTATGTCAAGCCATGGTCAGGTACGAGGAAGAAAAATGAATAATTGCATCGGGATTTTAGGTCAACTATTCGGGCATAGGTTTAAAGAATTTCTTATTGAATATATACCGTGGGACACGCCACAAGGGAAATGGGACTCATCCAGAAATCTTATTAAAGTATGTGAATCTTTATCACACAAAAAATACAAAATCATCTGCACGCGGTGCGGTGAGGAAAAGAAATGAAAACATGTTTAACACAGGAGAAATGCAATGACAGACGGTAGCAGAAACAATTTAAAATTTATCGGGGAAACGTTACCATATCGGAGAATCGAGCCTGAGCGCACCGAGCAAATATTTAGGTCACTAATGATGATGGGAATTTTCTCAAGTAAAAAAAATGCTGATACGGCAATCGATTCTGCACGATTTATGATAGGTGCTTTTGAACGAATAGCCGCTAACGGAGGGGATTTTGCATTAGCCATGTATTTAATAAATTATTTCACGCGGGCTATTAAAATGATTCAACAGCAATATCCTAATATACCAGAAGTTGCAAGAACAAGAAGGGCGAGCGTGTGATGATTAATTTTCTTAAGCGCTTTGTCACCTGGGTGTCTTCGATTTTCAACCGATCGTCAACTAAGAAAGATGATATCGTCAACCATATCGTCAACCCAGACGGTGTTATAAATAATTATATTCTTTCGATCAATTCACTATATAAACATAAGGTTTTTGAGCCAAAACCAAAAAAAGATATTACTAAAATTTATGATGACGCATGGTACGGTAAAAAACAATTTGATTGTAGTAAAACACATTATAAATTTGAGCGGCCTACGTTCTATGAGAGTGTAAGTCGTAGATTTGGGAGAGGATGATGAATAAAGAAAAGCTGCGGGCTTATTTCAAAGAGAAAGAAGACTATAACGATAAGATTTATAAAAACCCTAAAACCGAAGAGCAAAAATTAATTGCATGGGGTCGCGCCTCTCAAGCTTACGATTTCATTCAGAAACTAGACGCGGGGGAATTTGAGTGATGAAATTACGGAGCTGACTTGTTTATATTCGCCAAAGCTTCATTCATCACTTGCAGAACTTGCGCTTTGCCATATGGCGTTCTTAAAATATTTCCTGGCGCGTGCGGCAAATTCTCAATAAACTTTTTGAGTGATTCAATTTCTTGAATTTCTAAAGATGATTTTCCGGTGTTAAATAAATCCTGGCATATTTTAAAAACTCGGATAGGATGAAAATCCGTTTGAGACATTGAAAATTCAGCCGCAACATGCTTGCATATATTATCCGGTTTAAGCTCTTCGCCACTTAATAAAACGAACGGCTTATCAAGATTTAGCTCAATCATTTTTGCTTCCTATTGCTCATGAATTGCGGCTGATTATACAGTTGAATTAAATTTATGCAAATTATGTCGAAGCTGGCGTTTCTTTTGCAAAATAACTTTTTAATAGTTTCGCGCCAACTTTAACAAGAGCGCAGGCTATTAAAACGCCTGGGTGCATAGATACGCTTTCTGCATGACTTGCAACTTGCGCTAAATCATTAATTATTTGCGTATATAATCCGATGTCACCCATGACGCTTATAGTGTTCATCGTGCTAACTTTTGAATCAAAAAATTTACCAATAAAGTTGTTTAACATATTCATTCCTCTTTATAAAATTAATTCAAAATGTCCCCAGTCCCAGCCATCTTTTAGATCATTATCCATATTCCAGTCGCCGCCCCATTTAATTTTATGTTTTATTTTTCCATCTTCGTAAAGCTTTGCCGCAACACCCATGACTATACCCGCAAAATAAATAATTCTTTCTTTGTCTTTATAATCAATAGGGAAAGGGTAGGCATCAACTGCCATACTTGGAAATTTATTGTGATTTCCATGTGGCCATCTTACTTTAGAATTTCCGCTTTCAAACGCTTTATTTTGCGCTTCTTTTCCGCGAAACCCGCATACAATTGAGTGATCAATAATCTTCAAAACTTCGTTAAATAAAATCTGTAAATCTGTATGACACTCTTTTAAATTATTAATTGATTTATTGCCGTATTTATACATCGATTAACCCTCATAAAAGTGGCGAAGAATAAACCTCCGCCACCACATGAAAAAATATATTAAGTATTTTGTGTGAATACAGGAATATATTTTGTTGCGCCGTTATGACGAATTGCAATAACTTCTTGAGCCGCGCAATGCGTTGCATTACCCGCAGAACCCGCACTTGTTCCGGCAGCCGCTTCATAATCGGTTGTTCCCGCAGGAATTTCGAGTAAGTAAGTTGCGTTACCAGATAGATAAATTTGTGAATTTAATTTATTTGCTGAAGCATTCACAAACATAAATCCGTGACATTTTGTTAAATCGGTTGCAGTTCCAGCAGCCGCGCCCCATTCTGCATAAATTCCGGTAACTGTTCCGGCGTTAATTGTCGCACCCGTTACGTTTAAAATACCCGCTATTGCAGCAACGATGGCGTTTGAAGATATGGTGCCTGTCGCCACTACCGTACCGCGCACTGCATTTACTGCTCCACCGCTTGCGCCAACCATTGATGCAACGCCATTCACGCCAGCTACATAGCCAGAGGTCATCACTGAAACGGTAGAGTCCATCGTAGCCGCTAATGCGTCAGCAGCACTTGGTGTCGCTGAAGAGTTTGAAGCATTGATAATCCCATCAACCAAAGAAGAAGGAATCAAAATATTATCTGCGCCGAGCGTAAACATTCCAGCGTCAGCAGATGTTGAACCATAAGCAATCAAGAAAATATCGTTAGCATTTAATTCAAAACCATTCGCAATTGCAGCCGCGTACCAATCAGTAGCTACTAGCCAGCCCGCAGCGGTAACTTCTGCAAAAGTATCAGTGGTCACAATTTTAATTGTGCGAGGAAGAAAACCAATGGTTCCATTTAATTCATTTGTGAAAGATTCAGCAGTCATTTATATCTCCAAAATATTTAAAGCAGCAATTAAAAAAATTATATTGCCGCTGCAAAAACAATATAATTAAAAAAATAAAATTAATATTTGTTTCCAGTATTTTTTAAGTGACTCTTTATTTCTGCGGTAGATAATGCGATTTGATGCACTTGCGATTCAACCCGCGACACCTGTTCCTTAATTTCTTTTTGGAAACGGTAGGCTTGCTCATCTTGCTTTTCATTATCCGCGTCTCGATCTTTGCGGCTTTGTTGTTGCTCTTCGCGAATCAAAGCAATTTCAGCTTCTTGATAAGAAAATTCACGTGTGCAATAAACTGCTGCACAAATAAAAACAAATATTTGCGATAATTCTTTTAATTTTGATCCGAACATATATTAAGCCTCTATGCCGCTTGGTGAATATATGCGCCTACATCATAGGTTGCGCCAAATGTCCCAACGGTTTTCACTGTAATTGGAGTACTTGTATTTGCGCGGATTGTGCGCGGCATCGCGCTCCAAAATCCACCTGTGTTTGCTCCAGTCACTGGGGTTCCAGAAGTATTGACGAGCGGTATAATGTTTGTTTGCGATGTATTTGTTTCGTCTGTATATGTAACCTGTAATTGTATTGTTCCTGAGGTGTACGCGGTACATCTTATGTATCCTGATATATCAAACGTACCCGTAGATGACGGCGTATATGCCGCAATTGATGAAACCGTAGAAGTTTGACCTGTTAGATCTCCTGATGCTCTGGCACTCACAACTTGATTACCACTGTTAATCGTTATGTTGCCCGTAGTGGCCAACGAGGTACCCGTTGCCGCGCCAATATTGGGGGTTGTTAACACAGGGGAGGTAGCTAACGCAACGCTGCCACTGCCTGTTGTTGCAATAGAGGTTAAGTTTTTAGAGCCATCTGTACCAACAATTTGCGAAGCAGTTAAAGTTGGTAAATTAATACCACCCGCCACTGTTAAAATGCCTGTATTGCCTAGTGACATTCGGCTTGTCTCAATGCCGGAGCCATTTACCGTGTACCATTGAAAAAAACCTGAACTAGGGCTGGATGTACATCCAGATGTGAAATCAATACTAAACCCGCCGCTATGGGCTATTCGTGCACATGTGGTTGAGTTTAATAATAAAATTTTGTTACCATCAGCGAGTGGTAAATTCAATGTACCAGACACATAAGAGTTTCCGCCGAATGTGAATAAACCTGTGCCTGTTGTTATCGCTCCACCCTGCGGATTTAGCCTTAAAATATGCGCGGTGGTTCCATCTGTTCCGAGCGAGTCAATATATGAGCCGCCCGCCGCATCAGTCAAAGGTGTAAAACGGATTATTGGGTTAGTCGAATTTTGCGTGAGTGCATCAGAACGACCCAACCATAATTCTCTATCAGACGAACGATTGACACCGAGTAGCATTGATAAACCCTCGGTGCTCGTATTTGCCGCTTGATAAAATTCTTGTCCACTGAGTGTAATTCTTGCGCTTGCTTGTGTTGGTGAGCTTATATTTAATTGGGTTGTGGCTGTTGGCGCAGTTGCTGAAGTTGTACCCACTAATGCATTAATTGTATTTAAACTAGTCGCGACTTTTACCGCTCCCGTTCCGGATGTTGTTAACGTTAAATCTTTATTGCTTGCAGGCGTTAAAGTAATTCCACCAGCCGCACTTGTTATCCCGATCGCGTTCGCAGCGGAATTACTGCCAGTATTATTAAATGATAAGCTTGTCGTGTTTCCACTTTGCCTGAAAACATCGGATTGCATCCACGTATCAGAGTTAATTATTCCGGTACTGCTTAACAAACCACTTAAAGGATTAAAAGTTAATCGAGTGCTCGATAATTTCGCGCCCGTGTTTCCCGAGGTTGCAGAAGAAAATAGTGGGTACATTGTTGCATCGGTTGTTACATCAGTAACTGCGATATTTGTAGCGTTGGTTGCGGTACCCGCTACATTTCCAGTAATCGTACCACTCGCCGTTAAATCAACAACTGAAGTTTTGCCCGTTCCGCTGGTCGTTAAAGTAATATCTTTATTAGTGGCTGGCGCAATTGTTACACCACCAGCGAGAGGGTTTAATTCAATCGCACTAGCGCCGGTATTCGCTCCATTTTGTATCGTTATTCTTCCTGTTCCGTTCGTATAAAGCGTTAGTGCTCCAGTATCCGCCCCGCTTAACCCCGCGCCTATTTGTAAAGCAGTATTTGCAGTTTTTGAACTTAAATAATCTGAATTTAAAGAACCTGCGGTCATCGTGCTGCCGGATAAAGTACCTATCCCAGCCGTCCCGCTTATAGCGAAGCCATGCGCCAAATTCTGCGTATCAGATACACCGATAGCATCAATCGAATTTGATTTTATGCCTGGGTTAAATGTTGTTGTGCCGAGTTGCGAAGTTGCAACGTATGCAGTGGAGCCGCCCGCGTCTGTCACTTTAAAAATATCGGTTGATTGTGATGCGTTAGCTTTTACCGTTAATTGATTAGTGTCGCTTGTACCTGTAATTGTAATTTTTGCAGTGTTAATCGTTGGTAAATCTAACGCACCACTAAAAGTAATCGTGCCGTCTGCATTAATTCTAAAGTAGTCCGTTAAACCCGTAGAGTTAGAAATTTTGGCAATTGCTTGTGTTTGGGATGCGTTAGCTCTTAACAAAAGTTGCGGAACATCTGCGCTGCCTGTAATTGATGTCTGACCAGAAAGGGTCGCGCCATTTGCAACGACAATCCCATCCACAAATCCTGCTGCCGATGCTTGAAACGTTGCGGCGATTAATAATGAGGCTATAAGTTTTTTCATGGTATATCTCCTAGTCGCTTATTAGCTGTGTTGAATATTGGCAAGACCATTTATAAGTGTCTGTCGAAACGCCTTTCACTTCGATAATGAGCGCATCGAGTCCAGTATCAATTGTGTATTGAACATCCTCTGTCGATGACTGGCCTTTATCAAAAGTGGGTGTGCCAATTAAAGTAATATCACCACCACTAGTTCTTGAAATCGTAATATCTAAAGTCGCCCATGCGCTCGATACTGCACCTACTTTTTTTCCAATCACTTTTGCAATTATTTTTTTGCCAGTGTTTTCAGCAATTGAAATATTCGATATCGCGTTAAAGCTTGCGTTCGTCGTTGTTAAAGTGTCTTGAGTAATAAGTGAAGAGACAGGAAATCCACTATCTTGCACGGAGCCTTTATTGTTGGAAATCGTTACTAAATTATCGGTAGTTTTTGTACCTGTTTTCATCGTAGGAATTTTTGGATAATTTAGAGAATCAGAATCGGTGACGTTATACCAAGCCGCGTTCCCTATGACATACGTACCCCACACACCAGCAGCGGTTGAATTATCAATTAAGGTGCAAACAACTAATTGATTAGTTTGAATCGTTTCTAGCCCTGCGGCAGCATCATCTTGAACTTCAATCGGGTGCGTTTCGGTATCAGGATTAATGGATAAATTAACGATTACAATACTTTGTCCAACGGCGATAGATTTCTGACCTGGGGTCGTTGAATTCACGGCTGAAAGTTTTGCATTAATCGTGACACCCGATGCGGCGTTATTATTAATATAAACAACACCTGCGATATTAAAAGTCGTCGTATTGTTTCCGCCTGAGTTTACTAACGCTATATTAGCGTTAGTCGTAATAACTTGTGCACCGTTTGGTAATTGCAAATTATTAAGCGCGGTTAAGTTATTAGCTAGGTCTGATAAATTATTCACAATTTGCAAATAAGATCCATGATACAAGGTTAATATTTGTTGAATAGTAAGTTTATATGGAGTACCGCCAGCCGTTAATGTTTCAAGTAAATCTGTTAACTGCGCACCTGGGGATGGGTTCATGTCTGCAATTGTTACGTCTGTCACTTCTTATCTCCAAAATTTAAAGGATTCTAGGGCTTCCGTCTGGCAATATTCTTCTGTCACCATTTGGTAAAATTCGATATTGTTTTTCAGGCGGCGCGGGCGTTGTCGTTGCATCACTTAAAACAATTAAAATATTTCTTGAAGATTTCTTTCTTCGTTTAAAAAAATTCATGATTGTGCCTTTTAAGAATTAATAGCCGAGTGCTGACCAGTAAATTCCTTCGGTTCCAACTGTTCCGGCTAGACCAATCTCAATATCAGTTAACGCAGCCCCGCCTGACGCTGGTTGAGCACCACACGAAACGCCACCACCAACCAGCGAACCAAAGCAAGCCGAGGTATGAATAAATGCAGTTGGGAAAGGAATGGGAAGCGTAACATTTGTTTGACCAGGGGAATAAGTTCCAGATCCCCACTGGTAAATTAGGCCGCCAGGTAATCTAATATATCCAGCCGTAGCTTTGGATTGCACAAAATCATCATTCGCTAATTGCAACAAAAAAGCAGCAGAAGAAGATCTATAAATCAACGTTCTATAAGAATTTGCCGTAATTTCACCAGCAATTAATGCGCTCCCATCATTTTGTAAAATACTAACTGCACCTTGCGCGTTTAAATTTAATGTTGCGGCTGTGCTATTTGCGTTGATAAATTTTATTCTTACCTCCATACCGTCAGTATATCCAGCGAGGGCAGGCGTTAATGTTGCAGCGTAAGTATTGGTTCCCGTCGTTGACGCATAAGTTAACGCGCCAGATTGAATTTGAGATTTTAACGGGAATAAAGTTTCCGCCGTTGCTTGACTGATTTTATCGCTTAATTTTTCATCAATAAATGGCGCGCTAGGATAAGCAACAATATCAGCATTTAAAATAGCGGTTTGGCCGTTGGCCACAGTAACGAGCCACGCGCCCACAAAACCCGCATCAGGAGTTGGTGCTACGGGAGATGGAGCGGGCGCACTTGCTTTAACATTATAATCCAGTAAATCAGCGCGGCGGGTAAGCGTCGCAGCAGGAGAGCCACCATAATAGGGTCTGCTTTCTGATTCATCGTCGACTTCTGAAAATTCAACCTGGATCAAATAAATAATACTATCGCCGGGTGTAGCGGGAGCCGTTAGGGGAATAATTTCTTGATCAAGTAAAACACCTGTTTTTAAAATTTGGTGCGTCGTATCAGCGTCGATCGGCCCGAATGCGGTATTATCAATATTTTGCATACTGTAGATTTCACCAGGCTCTAAATAAACCGTTAAATCAGGAACGGTGGCTTCTGTACATTGTAAATTATTTAAAAATGGGCCTTCACCTAAAACCGCTTCTGCTAATTGCGCAATTCCTACCATGGCATAAATATTTGTATTGCAGGTATCTTTTGCGCTTAATTGTTCATTTGTAAAAGTTTGATTTCTATTCACTCTTTAAATCTCCTAGTCTGAAATTGTGACGTGCATAAAAGTTCCGGCTAATTTTGTTATTTCAATTGTTTTCAAAATGTCTGCATCTGATACGCAAACGTGTTCATCTGGCGCGGGATAATAACTTTGTTGATCTAAGTAAGCGCTTTCATCTAAATAAATGGTGTTGTTCGTTTCTGGTTGCACAGCGCGATAGGCAATAATCCACGCTTGATACGGTGCATTTTCACCCATGTAAGCGTCATTATCTAAAAATGCGTGATCATAAAAACCGCAATCTAAAAATGGCTCATAAATGATGGGAGCACGACCCGTTAAATTTGTTAGCGCGTCAATCATTGCTTGACGGGTTACGCGAGGCGCAAATAATGTATTTAAAATTCTTTGCCGAAAAACGACATCAGATTCATCAGGACATCGTTGCAAAAAAGAGCCAAAATAATCTTGTGCGTAGAGATCTAAAAATTCCTCAGTCGCGTCAGTAATGCGTGTTTGATTATTTAAAAAAACAAGCGAGTAATAAATAAAATTACTTACACTTCCAAAGCCATGCAATAACGCTATTAGTACGGGATTATCACTCCCGAACCATGGCGGCATGTACTTAAACAAAAACTCAGCCATGTCTCTTGTTGAATAGGGTGCGCTCATTTTAGGACACCGATATAACAAACGTGCCCATGTAGGCGCGTTGTTTGAGCGTTGGCACTAAATCAGCGGCTACGCCATTAATTAATAAATTAGAGGCTTCAATCACGCCGGATGATGCTTGATAAATTAATTGATAAAGCTTGGTAAAAATAATTGGCTGACCGACATTTAATAAACCGACGTAATTTGTAACGGAAAAGGTTATAGCTTCAATAACTTGCGCTTGATTAAATGCAGGATCAATTTCTACCGTTAATGTCATGTTAGCCGTTAATGGAGTTGCTGCATAAACACCGTTTTGAATTGATAGTCCGCGTACCGCATTTATTTTTTCTAATATAGATGCAATTAAAGAATCCGGTGGATCACCCGAGCCATCATCAATAAATATTGAGTTCATTCCGTATTGTGTAACTAAATCAGAATCTTTATTTTCTGCAATTTTATAAAATATTGCTGGCGTTCCATTTGTGATCGCAGTTTCATAAGCTAGTAACGTTCCGGCATACAAAGAATTAATATAATTAATAAATCTTGCACGAAATGAAGCATCTGTTTCTTGATCTTGGCCGTTGATAAATGCTGCGTCATTGGTAACGCTATCAATCCCAACAATAGAGCTAATAATCGTATTAATTGCACCTGGACTTGCGTTTCCAGAAGAGCCCGCAACCGATGCTTGAATCGGTACATCTATTGAGCTAATACCAGGAGCCAAAACATAACCGCCAAGGGATGGATTCCAATTTGGGTTAGTTGAATCTTGATAAACTTTATATTGAATGCTTCCCACTTGTGTGGAGACTAGCGCATTTAGTTGCACAAGCCCCTGAGTCGTTGTTGTGTTTCGTGAAAATGTTTCTAATCCAGATGCCTGTGTCGCCCCATTTCGAATAAATCCAAACTGAGCCATCCAGGTATCAAGTGCCGTACCCGTGCTGGAACTTGCATAAATTTGCGCGGCAACTTGTAACATAATTGCTTGCAGCCATAACGTCATTCCCGCATTGCTTTCAACGAGGGCAAGTTCAAAACTTCCCTCAGGAAATTGGATGTCTTCCATAGATCCCTGGATGCTTGAAACTTGATCCGAAACAATTTCCGAAAATGGTTTAACAGACAATGCCATTGCTTAGCTCACTTGAAATGAAATTGATACAGGCTCTTTATTAGCCGCAAAATAATATAAAATATCGCATTGAAAAATATTTAATTCTGGAACTGAAAAATTAATAACAGGCTCGGGATTTCTTGCAACCGTTTCCTCAAGGTACATTTGAGAAATAATTAAATTTCTAATTTCTTCTGATTTTTCTGCACTTAAAGCTTGACCCACAAAACGCCCAATCCCCGCGCCATATTCTGGATGCCAAATATAACTACCAGGATTAGTTAATAATCTTCTGCAAACCGCTTGTTTTGATAATTCCGCACCCGAGGACAGGGGAACACTTCCGGCTTGTGTTAATTGCAGATCATTTCCAAAAAAATGTTGTACTTGCATTTTATTGAGCTTCCACAATTGTTGTTAGTTGTGCCGATGTCATGGGTGTTGTAGGTGGAGGACTTCCGCCGTGCACATGATCATTAAAAAATTGTACAAAAGATTCAGTGACTAATTTTTTTAGCGCGCCACCATTCGATAAATTAACGTTTGGAGCTGAAACATTCACATTGGTTGGTGAGACGACATCTACATCACCGTTTGTTTTTAATTTAATTGATGAGCCACTGGGATGCGTTAACCACCACTCACCCGCAGGAACCGCAGGCGCAGGGTCAACATCACTGTATAATCGACCCACAACCATTCCGGTATTTAAGCTTCCTTCTTGAAACAAAACCAAAACCTGATCATTAATATTAGGAGCACCAACCAAGCCAATAAAATTTGTTGCTAACGGAATCCATCCGGTTTGTCCGTTTCCATCGTCTTCTACGGGCTGTATTGTGACTTGTACTGTTTGATTAGTTGGATTATAAGAGGTCACAATTCCCAATCTTAATTGTGCGGTATAATTTGCAGCAATTCCCGCTTGAAATCTTGAGTTGTTTAATAATTGCTGAATCACTAAAATTCTACTTCACTGTTTGGGCTGTGATTTTTTGCGCTAATGTCCATTTTATAACCCTGTAAATTAAATGTTCGATTAATGGTTGAGGGGTAATAAATTTGATCGAAATCTGTATTAGTTCCGGTTAATTTTATAACGCTTAATTTATTTAAAATATTATCGCCAGGTAATGACGCTTCAATCACGCGCTCATGTTGTGATAATTGTCTCGCCAGTTGTTGTGCTTTTTGTAATGCTTGCTCTCTTGTTAATCCTGGAAATGTGTAAGAATATTTTTGTTTATCGCCGATAGGTGCAGCGGCTTTCGATAGCGGTATTTTTTTATTTAGGCTTGATCTTACGCTTACCACAAACGCTTTTTTGCTAGATGAGTTCCAGCTTCTTACAGTTACCTCAACATCTCGAGCAACCGTTAAGTTTCTAACAGTTGAAAAATCCATACCATTAAATTCAATAAACGCATTATCTGAGCTGGCCGTTGGCTCTGTATATTGTAGCAAATAAGGCTTTTTAGTTTCCGGCGGCTTTGGGTGAAAATGCAAAGTCGTATCTTTCACATAAGCGTAAAATTGTTC